CCGCACTATTAAGTGCTGCTTTTTCAAGTTCAACGATTTCCTCCTCTTTAGCAGCCTTAGCCAAACTTGTTTGCAAACTGGCTTGCTCATAATCACCATCAAGAATACTCTTAACCAACTTGTTACCCTTAACAGTCTGAACACCATCAGTAGGGTTACCTGTTGCTCGTGGGAAATTATGATTATGAGGAAAGATTACAGCGAAACCTTCATCAGCAGGACCAGTGTCGTCAATCAACCTAGATGGGATTAGCAAACCTTGTCGTGGGTCTTGTGGGTCAACGCTACGGCGGAAAGCACTAGCACCAAAAACTTCCTCCATAATCTCCCTAGCAAAAATGTCCACATCTTCAGGGTCAGCCAAGTCAGGTATCTGACGGATAGCGTCATCAATGGATTCAAAAATTTCTACAATTTGTGCATCAGAAACAATATCGTTAGGGTCAACATGAACCGTGTTCCAACGAATAGTGTCAATCAACATGGCAATCGCTGGATAAAACTCGGCTAATTCGTCATCGTATTCGCCAGTTTCAATCAACTGGCGATACCCAACAGAGAACGCCTCACCTTCCAGTTGTAAACCTTTTTGTGCTAAAGCAAAACCCAAATCCTCACCGAAATTGTCAGGTGAAAAATAGTCCAACAAATCTGCTGGCTGACGCAAATCAACCAATTCTTTTTCAGGGATAGCGTGGACAGCAACCGAGTCATCACCGTTAGCGAAACCAGCATCTCGTGGGCGTGTACGGAAAGCCTTGTAACCAGCCTCCTCAGGTAAAGCAATCAGGTCATCTGCTGAACCATAAAGTAAACCATCATCAGCATAAGTAGCCTCAGCCTTAACGCTGGCAATCTGACTGTAACCACGCTCAACATTTTCCAAATCATAATAATCTGATTCCAAACTTGCTCGCATCTGGGTAAACTCTGGTCCGTCTGGCATCGCATCCATTTGCGCCCGCAACTGACGCATCCGTGCATTAACCTCCCGCAACTCACGAGTAGCAGGAATACCTTTGGAATTCATAATCTTTTCAGCCAACCACTCAGGGCTGCGACCAGCCAAAGTCGTAGGATTATGATTCGGATAAATCGTTGCATAAATGTTACGCAACTCAATAGTTGCGGCATAACGCTCAGCGTTATTAATCGCCGCCCTAAGGTTTGTTAACTCATCCAAAAACACGGCGTTCAAAACAGGGAACTCGCCACGCTTAGCCGCCTCAATAGAAGCCGCACGAACATTAGCAGCAGTCAAATCAGCAATAGCCAAATCTAACCTACGAGTCAACTTGGCAATTTCTTGTGTTGTCATCGCCTTCTTAGTTAATTCACCATTCAAAAACTTGGTTGCATAACGAACACCATACTTACCCATATCTTGCAAACGAATAACATTCGTTTGAACACGATTACGCAACCGTGTCTGTGTTTTTACGATAGTGCTATGAACACGCTCCAAGCGTGTCACAAGTTCAGCATCAGGGACAACCTTCTTAATCAAAGGACGAATAATATCAGGGTCACCGAAATCAAAAGCCCGTCTAGCAAACGCAACCTTACCCTTAACCTTTGAAATAGAAAACGCATAACTATCCAAAATAGAAACCATATCGGTTTCAAACCACTGCAAACGACCTAAACCCTGCGCCTCTGTAGCGTCACCAAAAATCTTGTTAATCTCATCAACCGTACCATAACGAACAGGTTGACCTAAAAATGTTTCAACAACAACTTCACCAGTATCAGGGTCAACATATTCACCACGCAACTTACGATACATCAAAGGACCAGTATTATCAGTCAACTCCTTCAAGGTGATATCAGAACCCTTCCATTCACCTCGTGCCAAACTACGCTGTCCTTGCTGAGACATCATCCACTTTCTAGCCTCAGGTGTAACCTTGTGATGCAAATAGTCATCAATGAAACCAATCTCAGTAACATTCGTACCAAAGTCATCACCGAACTGGCGTATTTCCGCATTAGCGGAATTACGCAACTTGTCCTGCCATGCACGAATATCAACAACCAACTGTTTAGTTTCATCAGTAATAGCCTTACTAGCCAACATTTCTGACTCAGGCATTTCAATATAACGATAAATGTTTAACGCTTCAGCATCCCTAGCACCGATACCAACAGCCTTGGCGGCTTTGTTACGCAAACCTTTACCAACCAAAGCCCTTTGGCGTTGAGCCAACTCAACAAGTTCCTGCTGTGCTTGACGATACGCAACCGAAGTAGCACCCTTAGCGAACTTGCTTGCAGTGAACTGAACTATGCTTGGACGAATCTGTTCATAATCTAAACCTTGACCTGCACGGCGACCAACATTCAAAGCCTGAATACCCTTTAGACTTTTAGGTGTTGTAGCGGTAACCAGTCCACGAATCGGATTATATTTACCAGCCTGAAGGACATCACCAACAGCGGCACGACCATAAGCAAAAGCGGTTTCAGCACCACCTGTCTTAGGAATAATTTTTCCAGCATAACGAATACCCATGCTCAGGTTCTCTGCTTCACGCAAAGCCTTAGGAACACCAGCAACACCATACCTAGTGATACGGGCAACATCCACAACATCGTCACCATACTTTTCAACCATGCGTATCGCTAATGCGACACGACCTGCACGACCAGCATGGTTTAATGCACCAACACCAGCATAAGTTAACGGGTCAGCGATAGCACCAACATAAACTGTTGAAAACAGTTTTGATGCAGTTGACTTGTCAGCAAACTTTTCTTCAGTGAAAAACGGATTATAATGGTCCTCACGACCAGCGTTCTTTACAAACCTGTCCCAACTTGGTGCATACTGGTCAGGGTTGGACAAAATCCTGCTAGTTTTGCCCTCATCACCATAACCACCAATACCAAGTGTGCTAAAAATCTTTTCCGTTGCACTTAACGGTTGACCTGTTTGTTTCTTTTGTTCAAGTTTTGCACCCTGAGTTTGAAGCGCACCTTCAATTTCGTTAGCCGCAGACATCGCAGTATTCGTCAGAGGCTTAATCAAATCAGCCCACTCATTCATAGCATAAATAGGACCAGCAACAACTTTTTTAGCCGCACCACCTACAGCACCAACAACACCACCCCACACACTAGGGGACTTTTTACCTTCAGCCTGTTTCTGTACTTCTATAACAGCCTGAATTTTTTGGTCCTGAGTTAACTTCGGGTCCCGTGCGATACGCTCAATAGCGGTCTGCAAAGTTGCATCCAACTTTTGACGGTTTGTTTCCTCATCTGTTTCGGTTGCTTTTGGTTTAATAACATTACCAATAGCAATACCTTTACCTACATAAGGTTTAGGAACATTCAACGGACCACGAGAAACAACCATTAAATTTCAGCCCTTGACCCACCACGATTAACATTTGTTGTTTGTTGTTTTTTGCGTGGAGCATACTTTGCTGTAGTATCAGCCCTGAGTTCGGTAATCTTGGACAACGCATCATTCAACTGGTCATAAACACTGGATTCACTACCAGCCCGTGCAGTAGCCAACTCATTCAACATCTTAGAATAATCTGATTCAATACCAGCAGTAATTTCAGGTTGACGCTGACCCAAATATGTGCGACCAGCCAAAGCACCACCACGACCAGCGTTCCTCAACGACTCTAAATAGTTCTCTTGAACATTACCATACCTAGTGGCAGATTGCTGCTGTAACTGATTCATAAAGTCACCCAACGACTTGTCCATCGCTGACTGTGCTTGAACAGATTCCTCGCTTGCTCCTGCTTGACGCAACGCCGCCAACAACGGATTCTGAATAGCCTCCATGTTAACCATCGGCATATTAGAATATGCCGATGTTGGTTTAACAGCGTTCAAAAAATCTACTTCAGCCTGAGAAATATCTGTTTGACCCTGAGAAATTAAACCTTCCAAAATTTTCAGTTGACGCAACCGTTCATCAGCAATCTGTTTTTCCTGTGGGTCATAAACATCTTTAAGACGACCCAACGCAGCCTCTTTCGCTGCGTTGGCTTGTGCTTCATATTCTGAAACGGCTTGCATACCTGAAGCGTAAGCCAACGCACGGTCCTGAGCCTCCTGCAAAGCCTTGTCGGTTACGGCTGCACCTGAACCACCCTTATTGCTATCTGCGGTTGGTGCTACAACAGGTTTACCAGTAGTTAAACTAACACGATTATTTTTAGCAGGATTATATGGTCCAACAGTTGCGGTTGGTTCTTTTAATGCACGACCAGCCTTAACAAGATTCTTTTGTGCCGTAGAACCAAACATGCGTTGCTTATCAAACTGTTCCTGAGTACCAGTATTACCAGCACCAGCCAACGCTAAACGGGCTGCCTTCTCCTCATCAGATTCACGAACCAAACGACCATTCACATAAACAATACCCATAATAACTCCTAGTAACTAGAGAACTGGCGCAACTGTGTTGCGGCATTTATAATGTCACGCTGCTTCTGCAAACGCTGTTCAGCCAAATATGATTCCAAATCAGCCTGCTGAACAGATTCCTCCATAGCAATCTTATTCAACTCATCCTGAATATTGGTTTGCTCAGCACCCAACTGTGCTTGCAAACCAGTCGCATAATCAGCCAAACCCTTACGAGTAATACCCGACTGAACATTAGGACCCGACAAACCACGGCGACCATACTGAGAAACCAAAGGATTATAACCCTGAACACCAGCCTTAGTGATGTCAGCAATACGGCGTGAACCACGCTGCTGTCCAAGCAAAGCAGCCTGCTGGTTAGCAATAGAACGCTTCTGTCGTCTAGCAATCTGAGCAGACTCATTCTGTCCAAAATCGTTATAATATGCCTCGGTCATGCTCATATTAATACCTCGTTTGTTCCTTATATTTAAAGGTGTTTCGCTCTTTAAGGATGTCTATTTCGGTTTGCATCCGAGCCAACTCAGCCTGAAGTGAAGCAAAGATACGCTGAAGCGCATCTTTGTCGGAACCTGTCAGCACGGACAGAAAAGGGGTTTGCCAGCCGTTACTCATCCGAAAATCTGTACACCCAAAACAATTTGGTCTGTGTCACCAGCAGCGGTCAAAGCCGAAACGGTGGCTGCCGCCAACTTGCTATACACAATAGACCCATCATCAAGATTTGTCCCCGCTGCAAGTGCTTCAGCAAAAGTTTTTACTGCCTGAAAGTTTGCGTTAACTTCTGTAGCAACGGCAGGAGTGCCGTTGGTGAAGTTGTTTGGAATATTAAGAGTTGCCATAAATTATCCTTTAATTCTCCGTGCCTGATATTTGTAACCGATACTGTTTACACCCCATCGTTGTTGGGATGGACCAACAAATTCCAACTGGATAGCCCTAGCCAAACCAAGGTTCCGACCAGCCAAAACTTTAGAACTTGCAGCACCACTAGCCCAATCCTCACCCCACAAACCCGAACCCCACAACAACGCTGTTGTTGGTGGAGACTGCGAAATGTCAAAAATCTTTCGCTCATTACCTTCACCTTCGGTGAAATCATGGTAAACCTTAACGGTTATAGATTGAGCCAAATCAGATTCTTTAACAACAAAGTCAGGTCGGCGGAACATTTTCTTCTGCATATAAGACCCACCATCAAACCATCGTGTCTTATAATAACTAGAGAAAGCAACATTACTTCCAGTAATGTTGTCCGTTTCTTCACCATACATGTCAACCTTAACAACATATGCTGAAGTTGGATGACACATTAAACGGTAATCAATTTCACTGGAATCAGTCCAGTCACAACCACCAACCAAACCATAACCATCATGTGTTGAAAACATTGTGTACACACCACCACGAATAGTTGGGTCCAACACAAAGTTAACTGTCGCATCAGTGACAGTGGTAGTAGTGGAATATGGTGCTGAAACCCATACACGCCGACCAACCCAAGAAACAGTCACAGCCTCATGCGAAGCAGGGTTAATATAGTTCAAGTCAATTGCTGTACGAAGGTTGTCAAACATATCTTTAATGGATGCACCATTATAAAAATATAGTCCCTGATTATGACTAAACCAGTAAACACCATCATCAGCCTGTGCAACAGCATGATGATTCAAACAACCCAAACGGTTCGTTAACTCAACAACCTGAAAATTGTCACTAGCGTAACCAAACACAACATACACAGCATTAGGTTTAAAAACAACTAATTGTCCTGAAACAACAGCCATACCTGTGATACCGTTGCCTCCGCCAACGATATCAAAATAGTCATCACTAGCCCAGTTCTCAGGTGCGTTCTCTAACGACCAACGCAAACGGTTCGGATAATATGTTCCATCCTCAGTCGTATTAGCCGCCCACAATTTATTAGCATGGACAATAACATGTTCCGCTGTAGGCATCTTTCGTTCAGAAGTAGTTGGTGTAGTTTGCCAAGCATGAGGAGCAGTACCCGATGCTGTTAAAGCAAACGCATAAGTGTCAGTTGTTTTCCAAACATAACCACCATTACCCGCTGAACCACAAGCAATATACATGCTGTCAGCCCACTGCGCCATACAAGCACCATGCGAACTAGGTGATGTAATGTCCACGCCAGCACTAGATTGCAAAGTCGTAAAGTTACCACCAGTAGAACGCAACACCTTAGTTTCGTTCGTCAACATAACTGTTGGCGTACCACCACTAAACGGATACAACTTCTGCGGACCCCAAGTACCAGCAACCGCTGTCGTATTGAACTGACGGTAACCACCACGACTGAACACCCCACCTCTAGGGTCAATTTCAACATTCAACATGTCAGGTGACTCAAAAGTTGACAACTGAAACTGGTCAGCACGAAAGTTCAACCCACCAGTAAAATCGGAAACTTCAGTAATATTTAATCCAGCCATTACTGTCCTAAAGTTTTACCAAGATTTTGCATCCATCCGTTAAAGGTTGGACGACCATTGGTTCGTCCAGCCGACAACACCAAATGAGCATGACTATTAGGAGTCATAATAGACTTAATAGCCAAAGTAACACCCTCATCAAACGAACGCTTATAAACATCAGCCATAGCGACATCCTCTAAGCGTTGATACACACGACTGCAAGCATAATACACCAAAGCAAAATGCAAATTGCTACTAGCATCAACATAACCACCAGTAGTAACCCAATCAATCGGTTCACGATAACCACGAACCGTCAAAGTACGAGCATTATTAGGTTTAGGAAACAAATGAATATTTCCCTCCCAAATGCTGTAAAACAACGGGTCACCGCTAGTGTCATACGACCCAACATAAGTGGTTTCAGCCTCATCATGTGAAACCATATCCAAACGCAAACCAACACCCGTGTTATCCACAATAGAAACAATCTGCGCCATCGGGTCAGCAGTAAAAGCACTAATCGGATAAGCCCGCTGGTCCGCAACCGTATTAAAAGTAAACGACTTCTCCAAAAAGTTCCAACGCTTCTCAATATCCAAAATACGGTAATACCCGTCACGCAAATACAGGTTCAACAACGAATCAGGAAGGTCCTCAGCGTCAAGGTCCGTAATATCACGAACAGTCTGACGCAACGCTGTAGCAGTCATCTGATTATAAGCCATTATGCACCCCGTTCAGACTTAATCTTCTTCATATGCCCCACACAGAACTCCTGTCCACGCACCTTGTTGGCGTTACAGGTATCATCGTTTCCAGCGCATTTATCCCCCCGACCAAGGTACGGTCCACTAGGGGCAGCAATACGGGACTCGGCTACGCCTGCAAGGCGGTAGCCAGTCTGAGGAGTGCCATAATAGGCGTGGGCGGGGACAGAGTTGTTGTTCATCACTCTTAGGGGAATTGTTCCCCCAAACCCTTTATTCGCCTGCTAATTGCATCAACAATATGTCCATAGGGGAATACTGTCCTTCATACGGACCACTTCCACTGTTGGAGCCAGCAACCTGATTCCTTAAAGGCTTAGACGACCTAAGGACATCCAAAAGCATCTTTGTTTCTTTGTCAACATTTTTTAACTTTTTAGCAGCCTTGCCAAAAGGGAAAATACTCATAGCAGCCCAAATAGGGTCCATCGGTTCAGATTTACCTTGAACCAGTCTTTGTCCTTCGCTGAAAGGTGTGTACCAGTCAGCCAAAAACTTTGCTGTTGCATAATCGTTTTTAACCTTTTGATTAGTAGCCTGAGCCAAAAAATCAGAATAAGGCGCAGCCTTAGACTGACCGCCACCCATTAAACCCATAACATCAGACGAAGTTAACTTGCCCTGAGACAAATTAGTAGCAGCCTTAACCTTAGGTTGATTCAAGAACCCCAACAGGTCGCTGATATCTAACTTTGGTTTCTTGCCAGCCATAATCTATTTCTTGTTGTTTCGTGGCTTCTTCGGACCCTTAGGTGCTGAAGCAGTACCAGTTTTCTTTGGAGGCTTAGGACCCTTACCTGCACCACCAGCAGCAGGCTTCGGACGAGCGTTCTTAGCACGGTTCTCGGCAGCCTTCTTACGGGCATCAATACGGTCAGGAGCGTTACGACCACCCGCATCACGAGTTGCTTTCTTGCGAGCAGCACGAATACCTGCGTTGCTTGCTGCTGCGGCTTCATCGGCTCGCTCTCTTTTAGCAACCTTCCTGAACTTGGAATCCATACCTTTCAAAGCAGATTCTTCACGCAAACGCTGAGACACACTCTTGGCTTCGCTTGCTCGCTTTGTCGCATAATATTCTGCACCAAGTTTACGATTCCACTCTCTAATGAGTGCTTCTTTATCTCGCTGAATTTTTGCAGATGATTCACGAAATCCACGCTGAACACCTTGAAGTTTTTCTGCCTTCTTTTTTGCGGCAGGAGTACCCTTGCGGAGTAACGCCAAAATCTTTTTCGCTAGGTCGTCCTCAATGCCTTTTGGTTTCTTTGATGATGCCATAATTACTTTACTACTTTCTTTGTTACGCTCTTTGGTAGAGATTTTGCGCTATAAGGATTAGCGTAAGTACCTTTCTTTGGTGGCAAATACATGTCCTTGCGGATTGCACGAATTCCCTTATCCTTTTCCCCTTTAAGTTCCTTACGAACCTTCATATAAACCTTGCCACGATGCAACTTGTTAGCATACTTTTCACCCAACTTCATAATACCTTTACCGATATCATCAAGTCCCTGAGTGTGACCCACACGGGCTTCAATTGCTCGCTTCTTAGATGCCATTATCTTGCTCCTCGTTTAATATTCTTTTTCTTTACCGACTTTTTATTATATTTTGCATACGAACGAGATGCTGCTTCGTTCACATCAATCAAACTGTCCCACATCATTTCATGGTCAGTAGCACTTTTCTTATTAGGTTTACTTGTCAAAGTCATTCCACGGCGATTCAATATTTTGCTTAATTCAACGCTTTCATCATATTTAATAGAGTCATAACCAGCAAAGTCACCATAAGAATGACCAACACCACGCTCAATAGCAGGCTTACGCTTCCTAGAAGCCATCACCTTGCTCCTTTTTTACGGTTCTTGCGTTGTTGATTTTTGCGTTGAGTGATTGCTCGTTGTTGAACACGACCACGGTGATTTGGGTCACGCTCAACACCCCAACCAAGCCCAATTCCGAAGTGTTTCATTTTTCCTCTTGTTGGATTTGAACTAGAAAGGTCATTATTGGCATAAAGATAATAACCTTTACCCAAATTGCGCCGCCTTCCTCTTTCCAATCGCAGTTGTTTAGAACGCTCCAACATTCGTTCTTCACCAAGGTCAATTGCGGGTTTACGCTTTTTAGCAGCCATATCTAGTAGTCGCCTCGGCTGTTACGCAAAACATAATCCTTATAATCGGTAGTTAACCCACCCTTCTTGTTATAAGGATTCTTCTTATACTTAGGGTCAGGAATATCATTCTTAGCCTTGCTGGCTTTCTTAGCAACTTTCTTTGCACTTTTAGCCAAAGGTTTGATGACATCATCAATACCTTTAGGGCGAGCCAATCCAGTAATAGCAGGTTTACGCATTATTTTGCTCCTCGCTTAACATTTTTCTTTGGTGGCGTACCAACAAAACCCGACTTATATCCCATCAACGAGTCATAACGCTTACGCTTACGAGTGTTCTCGCTAGGAGCAGCCTTCTTGTTTCCGCCACGACCCTTTTTAGGCGCACTAGGACTCATACGCTTCTTTGGCTTTTCACCAAAAGAATAATCTCCAGCCTCACGGCGTTTACGCATAGCAACACTAGCAGCATCAGTTGGTCCACCATAGGTGCGACCAAACTCACGATAAGTTGCTTGGTCCTCGTAGTACTTAGTCTTGGACTTGCCGCCCATCAACTTGTACAGCAACTCATCGTTCTTTGTCCAAGCATCAGAACTTTCTGACCTACGCCGAGGTTTTGCTTTTTTTGCTGGTCGTGGAACAGCCTTTGGCATTTCACGCCTACGGCGTGGTGAGCGTGGGTCAGGCTTTGGGTAGGGTTCTCCCATTGGCATAATTTTCTCCTAGAAATGAAAAATGGTGGGGGATTGCTCCCCCACCATTAACTCAGTTGTTCCCCAAGACTTATGCAGTCTTAGCGGTCAACTTTCCTTGCTTCGCTGCGTTACGGCAGGTCAAGTTACCGTAGCACATGATGAGTGCATAACGGGCATCCAAGTTTTCAGGACGCACAAAGTCTGTCTGTGCGAACCACTTGCCTGAGTGACCAACCAAGGTCAGGTACTTGCTGTTCAAGAAGTACACAACACCTGCGGTGCAGTGTTCATCGTAAACAACAGGAGCAGCCTTGAACAACAGGTTTTGGAAACCAGCATCCGCTGTCTTGGTGTCGGTGTAACGAAGTTGTGGCTGCAAAAGAGCCTCATACTTTTCAAACAAGGTCTGAGTGGTCAGAACCATGTCAGGGTGGTCGTTACCAACAGACACGCTGTTGTAAGCAGTGGACATTTGTGCGAGGGTCAAAGCACCTGCGGTGTTTTCCTCGTATGAACGCCAGTACTCGTTACCTGCGGTTGCACGGTTGATACCACCAACGGTTCCTGATGCTTCAACGATATTTCCAAGACCGTTCCAGTCCTTGCTGCTGTTGCCAGTTCCGTCTGCAAAGAACATTTGGTTGAAACCTTCACGCATTGACTCCTCAGCCTGCATAATCTTGGCTTCAAGCAAGTTGATGATTTCTTGTTCACCGTTGTTCTTTGCTTCTTCAATACCGCTGATTGCGATTGAAGCAGCATACTGCTTCCAGTCGTATTCAGCAGCCGTGATACCACTTTGCGCTGTAAGCGAAATGGTGTCATAACCTGAGTACGATGCTACAGTTGAGTTCTGACCGTAGATGAGTGGTTCAACAATCTTCGTACCGCCGTTGAGCATACGGATGCGACCCTTGTCCTGAAGGAAATAGGTCAACGGGCGAGCCGTAAAGATGTTGTCCGTGAGTTGGTCACGGTAGTTTGCGAGCGTTGTACTGAGCAACGCATCAAAGTTTGGGTTAGACATGATATTCTCCTAAGGGATTAAATTTGGACTAAATTTAGTACTACAATGCGCCTATTTGACGCTTTGCGGCAGCCCAAGCCTCAGCAATTGATGTGATTGGCTCAAAGGTTTCGCTGGTTGTAGAAGCCGTAGCGGACGCACCGCCCGACACCACACTGGCTTGCCGTTTCGCCTCCAACAGACCTGCTTCCTTCTGTTGTTGGTGTTCACGGGCTTGCCGTTCCAGTTCTGCTTTTGCCATCATTTTATCAAACGCAATCTGCTTGTATGTGCCTTCCAAATCCGTTGAACCCAACCGCAAAGCGGTTGTGACAACTTCATTGATATTAAAATCCTCATACTTAGACTGTAAAAGTTTAACCTCACGCTCAATTTCTTGTTTCGTTTGGTAATCCTCAAATGATGCAATCCGTTTGTCAAGTTCACGATACTTTTGTTCCACAGGGTCCAAAGCATCAAAATCTTCACCATCGGCAATCATATCGGTAACAGCCTCACGGCTAATACCATAATGTTGACTCAACAGGTTAATTGTGGCAGCAGGGTCATTATCTAAAGCCGCTTGAAGTGCAGTAGCAAATTGAAACTGTTCTTTTTGCTGTGCAAGTTCTTGCGTCTTACGAGTATAATCTGCTTGCCTTTGATAACCAGCGAGTGCCTCACTCAGGGGTACTTCTAACTGCTCACCATCCAACTTGACTGGAACTCTATAATTAGAATATTCCTCAACAGATAAAATGGGTGTATCTTGGGTTTCGGTAACACTTCCTGTATCGGGTGACCCTGTACCTTCTAGTACGGGTTCCACAGACGGTGTTGGTGTTGCGAGTTCATCGCTCATTATGTAATTTCTCCTAGAGTCCTAGTTGGTTGCTCTATATATAGAAAAGGTCGTTCCTTTATGCCATTGGAGGCATCTGTCCCTGCTGTCCAAGCATCGCTTGGAGCATCGCAGGGTCACCAGTTAAAGGACCCATTGGTTGTTCAGCGGGGACAGGAGGTTGCCCACTAGGAGGTGGTGCGCCAGCACCAGCCATCTCAGGAGCCATAGGAGGCTGTGGTTGCATTATGAACTCATCAGGGTTCTTAACGCCAAAACCTTGCTGTAACACATAGGCGGCAAGTTTGCCCATATCTATGATTCCTGCTCCAGCGAACGGAGCCATAGCGTCAACCATTTGTAATGCCATCTGTCGGCGGAATGACTCGTTTTGTGGTTGTGTTGAACCAGCAACTACTTCAAAGTCAAAATCACCTTCCAAATAGTCACGGTCAAACTGAACCCACACAGGTTCACCATCTTTACCTGTGATACGGGCTACCTGTTCACCTGACATGTACTGTCGTGCCAAAGCAACCATACGGCGACCAACTTCGCTGATGGCTTGCTCCACCATCGCCAGTTTGTCTGCTGTACGGGCGTTACTTGCATCCTGAACCAAAGCGGACTCGGTTGCGGTACGGCGAATCTCGGTGGTTCCACCACGCTGAATTTCAGACACACCTGAAACACGGTCAATGTCACCAATGATGGTTGCGGTCTGGTCATAAAAATCTGGTGGGTTAATCAACGCAGGGAAGTTAGCCACCACACCACCAAGAGCATCATCGCTAATGACGGGAACCATCACATTGTCGTCATCTGACTCCAATGCTGCACGACCCATACTGTCAAACGCTGATTCTTTGTACAAATATTTGCGTGAATACTTTTTACGGTGATTCATCATCTGTGTGCGAGTTTCGTTCAACTCTTTTTGCAACGGTTCAATGGATTCCAAGTCACCAATCGGATAAAAATGGTCAGGGACATCATAATTACGCAACATAACGAAAGGTTGACCAAACGAATATGGCATAGCCGTTGGTTTTACCAAAAAGTTTTCTGCACCTTCACAGAACACTGACATTGATTTGTTGGCAACATCATAAAACTCAAAAATTTCGGCATAACCTTCATTTTTGTCGTTAATCTTTTTGCGTGACGGGTCATCGGCATAACGGCTGACAGCCATAACCTGCACTTCGTCCCGTGCAATTTTGGCGTAACGCTTGTCGTTTTTAACATCACGGATTGGTCGGCGGATACGCTGAGCAATCCATTTAATGTCACGCATACTGGTGGCATCAGGGTCCACGAAAACATCCATAGGGCTGACACGCTCAGCAAACGGACTGTCCTCTAGGATTACCGTTGTGGATGTCATTTCACCACCCTCAACAGGGTCGGAAACTTCTGTGTCCTGTCCAACTATTTCTTCTTCAACAAAACGGTAACCACTTTTAATCCAACCATGACCCATAATCAACGAGTCTTTTACTGCACGGCGGAACTCGGTGCGAATATCACGATGCTTCCACCAATAGTTCACAACCGCTTCAGCGATAACCGCATTAGGAGCATTTTCAGGTTTAACAGCATTAACGGCAATCTTAGGGAAGTTTACCGAAATGTTTGGTGCAATAATGTTTACCGTTGAGAAAGCAATATTAACAAGAAGTCTGTCCTCGTCACGATAATCCTCATATTGGTGACCCTTATATAGGTCTGTTAGCCTGCGCCAAACCTCATCGTAACCTTCGTCTTTACGCCAACGCTTAGATGCTTCTAAGCGTTGCTTGTACATTTTAAGTTGGTCTGCCGCAGACTTCTTAGCCATTACTTTGTTCTCCTAATTGTTTTAGCCTTAGATGCAACACGCTTAGCGGCTAACTCTCGTTCAGCCTTCTCAAACGCCTGAGCAAAACCTTTGGTTGTACCATAATAAGACTTGTAAGCATCCTTAGCCCACCAAACAGCATTATCTCTAGCCTTCTTGGTGTTACCAGCCTTGTATGCTGACTTTACAGCCTTGTTGACATATAAACGCAATTCACCTTTAATTGGTCTAACGATGTCATCTATGCCCCGTTTTTTACTCGCCATCTTTTTGTCCTTCATGCCAACCAATATGGTTGTCTAGTTTGCTACCTATTTTGTCAACCTTATTCCCGATAACCCGAAGCAAGACTTGCCCTTGGTTGTGTTGTTCGGTATTTTCTTTACGAAGTTTTTGTAAGACCACCACGACTGGTCCCATGATGATTGCGACAATGATTGGGACCCATACGGATGAAAGCATGACTCATTACATCCAGTTCGTGACAGGTTCGGCGTTGTAACCGTTAATTTTAGCCTGTTCCACAGTTTGACGCTGACGCTCAGCAATAGTAGGACCATGAAAATCTTCTTGACCATAAGTGAACCCTAATCTGACGGTTTTAATGTGACATGCAAAGCAAACCTCGCCTCGGCGGGGAAGTTCATCGGCAGCAAAATCTTTGTTGCAATTTGAGCATTTAAATATCATAATAGTGCTGAATCTGTTCCTAAAGTTAAAAAGGTGTGCGCTTTCTAACATTATGAGAGCCAATAAACATCCGATTTTCGCCCTGAGGGCTAAAAAGATGCTGTTCCCACCACATTAAACTGTTTTTTGGTAAAGAAACATCGCCACGATACTCAGGCAACCAAACATACTTCAACATTTGTGTCCCGATAGCCATGCTGATAATTCTGTCGTCATGTGGGCTACCCGTCATACGACCATTCTCCTTACGAACAAATGTTCGCATTTCCGCTAGGGTCTTAGAACACAGCACGGTCACACCACCATCACGGATGGCGGCGTTCAACTCGTCAATAGCCAACGGTTTGCTGGAAGCGGTAGTTCGCCAACCCAAAACATCACTAGCATCTGCATGGACAGCATTAAGTCGGCGTTGCTTATAAAGATTCTTATAACCATGCTTCTGTGCAGCCTTCAAAGTAGTCAAACCGTGGTTGTTGCTTTCAATACCCAACAAGGCTGTGTTATACCACCAACCAATTTCAGCCAACAGTTCACCAAACAAGTCAGGTTCCATATGTCCATGCCAATGAGCAACCATTAAACCTGATGATGCTTCAATAACATGAGCAGAACTGTAGTCACCATGAGCCAATCCTTCAGCAACATCGGCTCCAATCACATAAACCCCACCACTCTCAGGGTAAGCCCACACCTCTAGTTCACCATTCTCCTGCAAGCGGAACTCACCATTACCATCAGAATACAAATGCAAATAACCAACATCACCATCATCAGGTTCCATGCTATTTAATAGGTCAATATCAAAAACAGGGTTACCTGACTTAATGAACGCTTCCTCAGGGAAGCGTGGATACTCTTGGTGCATCTGCCAAGACTGCATGTTACGGCTTTTAGCCTCATACCAATCCTCGTTACGCTCACCGTCAGCATCCCACGGATAAAAAATACCTTTAAACTTATTAGACTTCGTTTGCGACCCAACCCACAACTGGTGAAAAAAGTTTCCCGAACCATTAGCAGTTGACAAACCCACAACCCGTCCACCGACATCCGTAATAGGCTCAATAGATGCCCACGCTTCCTCAGGGTTAGGCAAAAATGCCCACTCGTCCACAATAACCAAATACACAGACTCACCACGAGCAGGGTCACTACCTGATGGAAGTGATTCAATAGCGGACTCGTTATCAAACATCATTTTCAACTGATGGTCAGTGGTTTGGCGTGGTCCACGCTCTTTCATCCACTGCGGAATAAAGCGATAACCATATTTGCTTTTAGCGAGCAGTTTTACTGATTCACGCTCAGTACGGGACAACATAACAACAAACCTGTCGGGAGCAAAAAACACCAACCAAAAAGCGTATGCAGCCGCCAAAGTAGAAAACCCAATCTGACGGGCTTTCAAAACAATAGTATAACGCTCAGACATCCAAGTTTTAACTGTTTCAATTTGCGAGTTACGCAAATTAAACTTTATACGACCTTTTTCAGGATGTTTAATGCACCAAAAAGTTTCACAAAAATATTTAAAAGCCTCTAGTTGTTCGTCAATCGTAGCGTTCTCAGGACCACGACACTTACGCCACTGCTTCTCATTTAGTAAAGCGTTTAAGTCCACCTAGGTTCACCGCCCCACGGACCGAAACCATCACCATAACGATTATCAGCATAATCATAAATAGCCATAAAAGCCTTCGCTGCTGTTTCAGGATTATAAAGTTCTTTACATTTTGTTAAAACACCAGCATCCTGAAGGAAACCCTGTTTTGTGTATCGGTTTGGTTTGCACCAAAACTTGTTAATCTGAAATAGCCCAATAGACCCACCGTTAGGGTCATCACGGTTAATCAACGATGCGTTGCATCGTGATTCACGCCACATAATGTAATCTACCTGATACATCATGTCTTTGCTATCTGCAATCATTGTAATAATGTCATAATGGTTCCTACAACGAATTGTCGGATACTTCTTAGCGTGGACAACAGTTGGTGAAACCCACAAAAACATGGCAATAGCCAATAACAAAACTTTTCTCATAACACCATCCTATACGGCTAAAGCCGTTAATCGGGAATATTACTTGAACAACGCCTTAAAAGCGTCATGGACCTTCTTAGGGTCATCAGCAAACTCAGGTGACAGTTCTAGGTGATACCAGTCACCATTAGGCGCACCCCCAAGAGTTGCTTTAGTGTATTTGCTCCATCCTTTACGAGTACACTTGTAACCCCTGCCATGTGGCTTAGGGAAATAATCTAGGACTAATTCTACACCAAGTGAGTCAGCGTTCGCTACAATCATTTCAATAACCTTGTTGGCTTCCTCACGAGACTTGCCACGCCAACTTAAATCCATAGCCCGACCCGTTGAGTGAACACTAAGGTATTGCGGTTTCCCCTTAATTGAGCGAACCCCAAAAGTCCCATTATTCCACAAATTACCCTTGGAAAGTAGTGAGACATGTTTCACAAAGGCTTCTGTGCCTTTGCGTTTACCTTTGGCTATCCCATCGGATGTGCCAGTATATTTCAAACTAGGTCGTCCTCGCTAGGGATTTCGCTAAACAGTGCTTCGTCTGTTTTACGGTTCTCTGCTCGTTGAGCATATTCACCAAGACCTAGTGCTGACAGAACGAAAGCGATAGCGGGTTCTGTCGGTGCGGATGGCACAACCATAGCAACAATCAATGCTACGGCAGATGAAACAAACGCTGCCACACGGACAGGATTATTATAGACGAACGCTTTAATCTTTTCCATACTATAAGGTTTTTGTTCCCTAGTGATATATTAGATTATTGAGCGTCTAGAATTGGAAGCCACGACAATGAACTTTCATCCCAGTAAAAAGAACCATCGCCTTCAGGGTTCGGAACTGGTGGCTGCCAATTATTTTCTGAATCCAAAATCCATGATGGAAAAGGTTTTGGCAAAACAAACTCATCACGAATTGGGTCATAAGTAAAACCAACACCTGCATATTGTTTGCGAATATTATTGTTATAAGAAGTACGAACACAGGTTTGACCACGATAGTTTCCATACCATTGTTCAGGTGTTAAACCATCAATAAGTTCTGTTTCATCTTTGCCAACAATAACTTCTGTTACAACATTATTGCTATCAAGAAATGCGTAATGAGCCATTATACAGTCACCGTTCCTGTACCGCCAGTAAATGTGTAAACACGAAATCCAGCACGACTAACTGTTGATACCGAATAAGTTAAACCACCACCAATAGATGAAAGCGCAGGATAAGAATCTGGGTAAGCAATAATCACAACTCCAGAACCACCGCTTCCAGCAACATATCCAGATGTTCCATCGTTCCATGAACCAGCAGACCCACCAGTTCCAGTATTTGCACCACCACTAGTTCCGTTTCCAGAAACAGTTCCTGCTCCACCCGCTGCACGAGTTACAGATGAACCCGTTATAGAACTTGCTGCTCCGCTTCCAGCACCACCACCTGAACCACCAGCACTTCCAGCACCACCTCCACCTCCACCGTAGTAAGGAGAGAAGTTGTAGCCATTACCACCATTATTACCTTGTGACGGACTTGTGCTTGGTGTGTTTCCTAAACCACCAACATAGTCAGCGTTACCACCACCACCACCACCTGAACCACCAGCAGCAGGGTTGGTTGAAGTTGGAGATGTACCAGCAGCACCACCACCGCCACCTGCAGAAGTAAATGTGCTAAATACCGAAGCAACACCCGAAAAACCTTCCCACGGTGCAGCATAATTATATCTTGGTCCACCAGCACCACCGCCACCAACGGTTACAGTAAATGATGCAGGAAGTTCCAAGCCCGAACCTGTGCGATATCCACCAGCACCACCACCACCTTGCCAACGACTATGTCCAGTAGCACCAATACCGCCACCTGCTCCACCAGCAACAACAAGCCATTCTGCTATCGGTGAACCACCACCACCAGCCCAATAAGCGGCAACCTGATTAGTGTTACCACGGCGGCTGCGAGGAGCCAACGCTCCACCAGCAACAGCCCTGCCGCCTGCAATATTTTTCATGAAACTAGGCACAATGACCCCGTTACGCTGTGATGCGGTTTACATACCCGTGAACTACGATAACATTCGCTGTAGCAGCAAAAGCACGAACAACCAACGGAGTAGCATTACCCTTGATTAGACCGCCAGCCACAATAAGATACAAACCATTCTCAGCCTTAACCGTATATTCAATATGGTCATCAGGTGAAGCAACACCACCCCACTCAACAGTCAACTTAACATCAGAAGCCGAAGTGTTAACCGCATACAACCAAACTTCATCCAAAGTCGTTGCTGTGGATGAGCCAGTATGAATCGTGGTTCCAGCAGTAGCAGTAGCGGCAACCTTAATGCCCTTACCGTCTGTTGAACCACTAAGAATTGTTTTGCTAAAAGTTGCCATATATTATATTCCTTTGTTCCTTATGAGGTAAATAGTGCTGCTGCCAGCACAAACTGGTCATCCTGAGACTTAGCCAAAATAGCATTAGAAACTGCCGTAGTAGTAGAAACATACTCGGCAACATCCAAAGCCGACACCTTCTTGGTAGTAGTCGCACTGGTATCCACAATAGGCAAAACATCGCTACCAGCAACATCAATCGCCGTTAACGCTGTTAACTGTGAAATCTTAAGGTCAGCCATTACCCATTACCTACTTCCAACAACATAAAAGACCCGTCCTCTAAGAGTAAATCGTTCCCTGATTCATCCTCTAGGTTAGAAACCACAAAATCAGGGTCAGACCAAAAATTGTTTGCTAGGTCACCCCAAGTTGCCCCTGTTGTACCCTGAGCAACATAATAATCAAACTGCAAAGAACCACGATACTGCAAACCAACAGCCGACCAATGAGCATATAACAAATCACCCAAAGTATCACCAGCAGACGGATACAACGCCTTCAAGGCGGTGTACATCGCATCGTTAGTCGTTGTCATAATCCCTCATTTTTCTAGGTTCACCCTCACAACAAGAATCCTTGAAACCACACTCAGGGCAACGCCACCGTGTAGCAACAGGAGGATACTCGCATCCACAAGTCGGACATTCAATAGTAGAACCCATTAATGTTCTTTTAGTTCCCTACGGGACTCAATTTCCGATTGAGCGACTGACGCTATGAGACTGTCTAGTTCTGCATCGGAGATTTCTGATGGTTTGGTGGAGTGTTCTACTTGGACTTGTGTTGGGGCTAGACGGTTGGTTGCTTGTAGGTATAGTTTGGCTGAGTTGTTGTCGCCAGCCAAGGCTCGTTCATACAGGTTGTCTAGTAGTTTTTGGGTTCGTTCGGGGGATTGTTGTTGTTCTGATATTCGTTTTTCCCATTCCATTTTGAAGGCAGGTTTTTTTTTCCACCTTCTTAGGGTGGTTTCATCTACGCCTTCTTGTAGGGCATATTTTTCTTGGGAGGATGGCACTCTGCCGTTGGCAGGTGTGCATAACCAGTTTAAGAATTTTTCTTGGCGGGGGTCTAGGATGTTGTCCATGCCATTAGGTTAAATGTTCCCAACTTGTATTGAACTTGTCTAGGGAACAGAGGGAACATGGATGGGGGGAACCTACGGAGGGGGGAAGGATAACTGTGTACATTGAGCGACTAGCGAAATGTACAATAACAGTACGAGAAAGGATACAACCATCCCTAAGGGGATGGTTGCTTTGTTTACAGGTACAGCATGGACAGAAAGAATGTTATGGGAATTTGGGGAACATTACTGGTAATAGTAGGAACAGCCGTTGCCACCATTGGTGGCATCTTAGTGTTTCTGCGGATGCTTTTCTCCAGTTTGGAGAAAATAGATTATGATGTTGAAATGGATGCCTAATGAAACCAAGAGATGCCAGCCCACCGACTAATGACCCTGAGGTGATTCAGGGCGCACGATGGTATTTGCGTGATGGTGACATCAAAAAGATTCGTCAACAAGGTATTGCCCGTGAATATAAGAATCCGAAGCGTTTTGTTTCCGCTATGATGGATGCCCTTAGTGAGGGTGATATATCACAGAAGTTCTCTGATGGTGACTGGCAGCCTGTAGCAGAAAAAATGTTGATGCAACTATGGCAAAACCAAAACAAAATGCGAGTAAAACGACCATAATGGCTGCCAAAAAGAAAAAGAAAGTACCAGCAGGATACCATGTTATGCCAAACGGTAAACTGATGAAAGGCAAAAAGCATAAGTAATGGGTTACACAAAACCTGAACTAAGGCGGCGAATTGTCTCCGCTGTGAAAGCGGGGACAGCAGGCGGAGCCGCAGGACAATGGTCCGCCCGTAAAGCCCAAATCGTAGCACAACGCTACGAAAAGGCTGGTGGTGGTTACACTGGAGCAAAAACTAAAGCCCAATCCAACCTGAGTAAATGGACTAAAGAAAAATGGACCACCAAATCAGGTAAACCATCCACCCAAGGACCTAAAGCCACAGGTGAACGCTATCTGCCAAAGAAAGCAATCCAATCGTTGTCGGCAGCAGAATATGCTGCCACAACAAAAGCAAAACGCAAAGGTACAGCCCAAGGCAAACAGTTCGTACCAAACACCAAAGCAGCACGGACAGCAGGAAGAAACGCAAGGAAAAAATAATGGCAACCCCAAATCGTGACCCACGACTAGCAAGAGCAGGTGTATCAGGTTATAACAAACCAAAAGCCACACCAAACCACCCAACCAAATCCCATATAGTCGTAGCAAAATCAGGTGGACAAATCAAAACCATCAGATTCGGACAACAAGGCGTAAAAGGCTCACCCAAAAAAGCAGGCGAATCCAAAGCGTATGCCAGTCGCAGAAACCGATTCCAAACCCGACACGCAAAAAACATCGCCAAAGGACCAATGAGCGCAGCATATTGGGCAAACAAAGTCAAATGGTAAACGCCTCCCTCATATAAAATTTTCACAAATCGGCTCTACCTCCTTCAATAAATAAATTAACATAGGGGCGTACCCCCCCATGCCCCCGTGTGCCATGCGCCATGTGGCTACACGAGGTTTGGATTATGATTTCGGCATTATGAATTGCCCCATAAAGTGCCACCAAAAATTCCTTGTCGCCTCATAATGCGTGTGTGACGGGGGCATGACGCAAGGACCGAACCGAGGCTAAGTTACCGTTGGGTATATGGGGTTTTTGTTCACCGTGTGTTTAGCGTGTGAATTTCCGCAAGGCATTATGCGTGGGGAAACACTTGGAATAAAAGGTGTGTGGTGAATGACTTGCAATTTTTTTTGGCAGGGTCCATAGTGTGTGGCATCGGAATCGGCAACGGTTCACGGTTCAGAGTTCCCGAATCGTGGCATCGTCAACCGAACGGCAGGACACGAATCCGAATCGGTCCGCCACACAGCGACACCTCATGGCGTTTGTCATGAGTCATGGATGGCTGTTGGAGTCGCAGGGCAACCTATTCTCCCTCAATGAAATGAGGGACGGCGTAAAGCGACACGAACAATAGTTTACTATTGTTCACATTGGTTGGTAGCATGGACAATCTGTAGGATTGTCGTTGACACTGGAGATTGTCGTGAAGTGAATCGCCTCGTAGTACGGGATTCATCACGGACGACATGAAGTTGGCGACAATCGGAATTACTTGCACTGACATGAAATGTCATTGGGAGCGACAATAACTCACCAATGTCACGGGAGGCTTGCAGGCAGTGAGAATCCTTGCGATGATGGACGCATTATGCTAGAGTCATCGTGGGGATTAACGAGGTTCAATTCCTTGTCTTTCCGCTATGTCCTAAGGGACATAAAACATAACTACTATTACAACTGGAGGTTGTAACATTATGAAACTTGAAGCGATGTCAGTGACAGTAACACCATTTAAGAATGGTGTTCGCAAGAATGTCGGAAACTGGAGTTTCGTGGACAATGTTGATGGTAACTTTAGTTACCGTCAAGTTTTGCATCATGGAACTCTCATGGGAGAGTTTTACACGGACCGTTTGAACATCAATTGGGGCTTTGCCCCATTGTCAACTGGTTGGGGTTCCGCATCGGACCAGCAGGGCATGAATAAAATCCTGAAGGATTTCGGTTGGACATTCCGTAGGAATGGTGGAACGCCTCGCTATGAGCATGTTTCGGGAAGGAAGTTCCCTAACTGAACCTATTTGGTTCAGTTTTATTGGACACGATTCAACTGGAGGTTGAATATGAAAAAGCGAATTTACTACAAGACGACAAGTGGATGGATAATTAATCCATCCAAGTTGAAGCGTGATGACCGTGACTATCTGAAGTCTTTAACTTCAGAAACGGAAATCACGAACTTCGTGGATGAGTGTGTCGTGGAGTATCGTTCGGCATTTGGCATTGACATCGTAGATGACAATGCCACTTGGGAATTGACGATGGGCGATATCGTCATCTGAACCCTGTAAGGGTTCGGGACCAAATAGCAACCCTTTAGGGTTGGGCAGTGCAATTCTGTCGTGGTCCGCTATGTCCATTAGGACATAAATCATAATCACCTATTACAACTGGAGGTTGTAACATTATGGCAACAGCATCACGAGGTATCAAGTCTGTTGACTTGAACACTAAGCGAGTTCACTTTGACGATGGGGCGTGGGTTAATTTCCACAACCTTTCCAAGGTTGAACTGATTAAAGTTGGCTCATTCCTGCAAGTGACTTGGGGTGGAACCCCAATGCACAAGCCATTGGATGAGATTCGCCGCATTGTAAACAATGCAATTTTGGAGGCAAGTTCAATGCCAATCACACCTACTGCTCAACCTACGGTTGACAAGCCAATCGTTCCTGTCACGGAGCCTGTCCGTGCTGTAACTGTTCCAGTTACGCCGAATGGTTCATCGTTGGATGCTGTTATTGCAACTATGGTTGCAAACATCATGGCAACAATCCCTGTGGGGATTGATGAGGATGCGGTTCGTAACATCGTTTCCGATGTCGTTGACCCAATTGCGATGGACAATGCTGTGGCATTGTCACGACTCAACGACAAAATTGAGGCGTTGCAACCGAAGGTTACCCAAATCGTCATAAAGGACCGTCCGACAGTCACCCTAAAGGGTGTTCAGCACATGGCTTTCGGTGACATTATGATGTCAATTGCGGCTCGTTGCAACACTTTCCTTGTGGGTCCTGCTGGTACTGGCAAGACCACGATGGTGTCGCAAGTTGCCGATGCTTTGGGTTTAAGTTTTCATGCTGAAAACTTAACTGCCGCAACAACGGAATATGCCCTAAAGGGCTTCAAGGATGCCAATTCCAATTATGTCCCAACTAAACTGCGTGAGTTCTTTCAGAACGGCGGGGTTTACTTGTTGGATGAGATTGACAATGCGAATCCGAATGTTCTCGGAGTTCTTAACTCCGCTTTGAGCAACGGCTTTATGGCTTTCCCTGATGGGATGGTTGCCAAGCATCCTGACTTCATCGCAGTTGCCGCAGGAAATACCTACGGTAATGGTGCGACTGCCGAGTATGTAGGACGGAATCCGATTGACGGTGCAACTTTGGACCGTTTCGCTTTCTTCAATGTTGACATTGATGAAAGTGTTGAGGATGCGATGCTGGCTGGTTATGGTTTGCCTACGGCAACTGCAACGGTTTGGTTGGAGGCTGTACGGCGTAGCCGAATCAATGTGGCAACTAGCGGTTTGCGTGTTATCGTGTCGCCACGAGCCACGGCGAACGGTGCAGGGCTACTTGCTCAGGGCATGGACATGACCAAGGTGTACCAAGCCACGGTCCTAAAGGGTGCAAAGCAGGACCAAGTGGAGAAAATTCGTCAAGGTGTAACCTTGACGGTTGCCTCTTAGGTTCACTGGTTGTGGGGTCCCTTCGGGGACCCCATTGGTCATAATCATTCATAATCATTCAACTGGAGGTTGAATATGCAAAGCAATACGAAACTTATGAACCTTAACGGTTCCAATGTCCATGTGGACTATTTTGACTCGTTCGGTGAAATGCTCAACTATGTTGAGAACAATCCGAATGTTGGTTCATCCGATAAGGATGGGACCGATGGTTGGGATGGGATGCGTTCTTTCGCTGAAGCGAAGGAACTTGCCCGTAGCGGTTGGCATGATGTTCGCCCTGAGGTTGAGAAACTTCTCAACCAAATGTCCGAAGTGATTGCGGACCGTTTGGAACTTGCCCCAAACATGGTTTGGAATGTCGCTGGTGGGGTTGTGGATGTTGGTCGTTACTGTGGTAACGAACCGATGTGCATGTTTGACTTCCCTATGGAACCTGCCGAACGGATGGGAAAAGTTGTTAAACTTTTCATTGATTATGGTGCTTCGGCATCGTTCAGTGGCGACTTCATTATGAAGCGTGGTGTGGTGCTACTAGCACTGGTTGACACTTTACAGAAACTTGGTGTTTCTGTAGAAATTTATGGTGAGACTGCGATTCAAGGTTCACAGAATGTGGTTCACACTACGGTGACGAAGTTGCATGACCCAACCGATAGGTTGGACATTGACCAACTTATGTTCACTTTGGCTCATCCTGCGATGCTTCGCCGTATGGCGTTCGCTGTCCGTGAGATGTCAAAATGTCGGACTCAAATCAGTGCTGTACCTAACGGTACTTATGGCAGAACGGTTCACACAGTGTACGCTCCGACTGTCAATGCTGACATTCGGATGGAGCGTTTGGAATCCCGTGCCACGATGTGCATGGAGAATCCTGTTGAATGGGTTATGCAAACCATAACTGGTTTGAACCTAATCTAGTGAGTCACCTTGTGTAACAAGGTAGTGAATACCCTCCGCTACCTTGTTACACCTTTGGTGTAAGATGTAATTATAAACAACAACACAACCTCAGGAGGTTGAGAAATGAAAAAGCAAATAGCACGGACATTGGCGATGTGGGGGTTGTATGCTCTCACATTGTGGGTTGGTTTCGGATGGTTCGGTTTACCGAAAGGTTTTATGCCGATGTTTATGAATTTCCTTGGCACTTCAGTGTTTTTGGGATTCGCATTATGGGAAACATTCATCCTTATGGGGATGAATGACATTCGCAAGGACAACAAGTATGCGGAACAGGAACAGGAACTCCGTGAGTTTCTGTCCCCGTTTTGGACTACGAGTTCCAGTTTGTCGTTGCCTGCCGATAACGGTTTTCAGTTTGAACTGTTTTGGAATGAGGCGATTAACATGTGGCAGGTGGAACTGTGGGATATGACGGTTGTCCCTGCTGCGATTTGTGACCGTGAAGTGTTCGTCAGTAATGGCGAGGCTATGGATTGGTACATTAAGAGACTGGCGACTATCAACACCTTCTAGGTGGAGGATGTCTGACACAGGGTTCTATATAGTGGATATGCCGATTGGAGGTGAAACATGGAGAGTTACTCACACTGGACAATTGATGAACTTGCAACAAAGTTGCAGAACAATCGTGTCCTAATTGCCCAACAACAGGATGAAAACACAAAAATTGTGGAAGTCCTTGAAGGAAGGTGGAAGCAAGTCAAGGAGGTCATGTACAACGACTAACACACACCACACATAACTGGTAAGGATGAAATGTCCCCTTCGGGGGACATACACAGATAATTTTCTGTGCTGATGATTCCAGCCGAATCTACATACACATGGAGGTGTATCATGGGTGCAATACCTGTGGCAGGAGCGTTGTTGCCAAGTGGCATCAACAAGGAAATAGAGCCAGTGATGGTCGGTGAGTTTACTCACATTCAATCATTGGTTGGTGGCGCATTTGATTGCGTTCGTACCGAAGTCAACGGCAAGGTCATCGTGGGTTATGTCCACGATGAGGGTTTGCTCATTGGTTTGGAACAAAACTGGTTCGCTAGTGCATTGTTCGGCAAAAACCTTGTAGGTCCTTGCGTTGTTGTTGGTGGCGAATCACCTACTGGTGAATATGACGGTGAGGATTATGACTTGCCTGAAAATTTCTACCAGTTCCTCACAACGAAGTTCACACAGCATGTCGCTGAAACATACAACGAGGCTACAACAGCCACGATTGCGTTTGAGTTGGCGAAAGCGTTGGGCATTTACACTGACGAACAGTTGGATGCACTCGTGGACAAGATGGCTGACGAGATGAACACTGGCGTTAAGAACGGTGCTTTGCAGGAAGTTGAAGCCTTAATGGAGGTGGTCAACGAACGCATTAAGAACCTTGCCGAGTTTTCTCGTGACATGCAAGGTGCGGAACTCGTTGATGAGATTGAGGATTTCCTAAAGGGAAATTCATAATGTCAGATAATGTGTCAACTGTGGTTGCCCCGAAAGGGGCAGCCACACGGCAACCTGAATTGGTTCCGTCAGGTAAATATGTGTGCGATAAGTGTGCTAATGTCATTCAGGTGTTAGTGCGTATGTCAGAACTACCAGTGTGTACGAAACATACTGGTACAACAGTCCCTATGCAGAAAGTAGGTAAGTGATGGACATGGTGATGTGTGAACAGGACTGCGGTGAACCTGCGGTTGTTTATGGTGGAGATAATCCGCATGATTCTTGGGCAGGTTTTTTCTGTGCTGAATGTGTTGTGTCGCTAGGTTTTAATGTTTGGGATAAATTCCCAAATGGAATTGTTAGAGATGGTTTTCTACGAAAGGAAGGTAAGTAATATGTCATGTCCGCTGTGTGGGGGTCCAATCCCCAATGCCCTTGATGAAGGCAAATATAAAGGTGCGTTATCTCGGAGAGATAACAAAACCGAGATTTGTTCGTCATGTGGTGTTAAGGAAGCCGTTGATGATTATAACCGTAGAACGGTTATTGTTGAACGACCAACCTTGGTTGAATCTATTGAACCAACTCCGCCAACTTATACGACTCCCGAAGGCTTTGTGACTTGGGAATGAAAGGAAACAACATGAAAGACCAAGACGAAATGTTCCAAGTGGAACGCAACCTAATTGAAACTTTCGGCGCAGAACTGAGTGTGGTTGTGTGCTTGAAGTTGATTTATGATTTGACCACTGATGAACAGTGGCAAAACCTAGTAGAAACAACAACGCAAGCAAGGCGGTTACAGAATGTGTGAACATGATTGGTTGGATGACATTATACCCATCGGTGTTGAACTCAACTCCGATGCGATTAATGGCATGTGGATGGGTGACCGTATCGCAGAACTGAAAGGTTATGACCTGACCGACAGGGATGACTTGTTGAATTGGTTGGAAGCGGTGACAGAAATTCACGACAAGTTTGTGGAGGAATTCGTTGCCCCGAACTTTGAATCCATTGAACCGTTGGAACTGCCAACGAATCCGTTGCAACGCTGGAAAATTATCCGTGAATCGGTTGCGATTGCGGTTGCACAATTCCCTGTTACCAGTGTTATTGATGTCATTACAAAGTTTGGTTTAACTTTGGATGAGTTTATGACTGCGATGAGTACCGACAAGTTTGGGCGTACACTTACGGTTGACGAGTTCATGGCGTTTGAGGCTGACATGCTGATGTTGCGTCCGAACTATATGAGTATCGTCCGCAAACATAACATGAGTCGGAACATGGTTGGTTCGTTTAAGAAACTTTATGAACCTATGGTTATTAGGCAGCATGGACAAGGAAACAGTATGGGGTTCGTGAAAAAAGAATTCCATGACATGATTCTTGCTCGTGAGATTCCTGATAAAGAAATCCTGCAAACCATAAAAGATAAGTACAACATTGAGTACACTCAGGATGCAATTTACTATTACAGGAGAACACATGGAAATGTGTAACACCTATTTGTTATTATCTGTCCATGCTAATTATTGGAGGTCTTAAATGAGAATTGATAGAGTCAATCAAAAGATTTTTGTGCGTCAGTCATGGTTAGGTGACATGACGATTTGCCCTGAACGGGCTAGGCTCGGTCAGGTGCGACCTGAATTCCGTACTGGTTCGGATGCCACGATTATCGGCACAGCGTTACATGCTGGTATTGAGTCGGTGTTGGATGGCAGGTCCTCGGAGTTCGGTCAAATGCTTAATGTTGTTAGCGATGAGTTTGCTGTTCTTCAGCAAACGAATTATAAACAGACCAACATTGACCCAGAGAAAATCCCTGCATATCTGGAATCCATGTCGTCAGCCTTTTATGAAGGCATCCTCCCCCATGTTGAGCAAGGTGGTAAGGTGGAACACCAGTTCTCCAGCCCACTAGGGTTCACAATCAACGGTTATGGCGTTTATATTGAGGGAACAATGGATTATGTTTCCCCTAGTGGTGTTATTTGGGATTGGAAAACAGCCAGTCGCCAATACAACATTAAGGAAAAGCAGAAGTCCAGCATCCAAGCCAGCGTTTACGCTGATGCTTGTGTTATGCAAGGCTTATCGTTTGCGTATCCTGTTGATTTCCGTTTCGGTGTTATGGTCCGTCAGGAGAAACCGAAGTCGCAGATTGTGTCTATTGTGCGGACAGCAGCGCATGGACAATGGTTGCGTCAATATGTGAAAGGTGCAGTCAATACCGCTTTAAACAGCGGTTACGAAAACAATTGGATGATGAACGATTCGTCTGCGCTGTGTTCTGAATCATGGTGCGGTTTTTGGTCCATTTGTAAAGGTGCGTTTGTTCGTGAAGCGGACAACGCCTTCCCTGAACAGTTGGATGTCTGACATGTGTGTGCTACAATTTTTTCCAGTTCACGAACGACACGGCTCGGTTACCTCCAGTCAGGTCGTGTCGTTCACTAATCTCATAAACCAAACAAACAAGCAGGAGGCTTGATATGAGTACCGTAAGCAAAGACCAATCCATCATCACACAGGTGGCTGCAAAAATTGCGGCTGACCTGACACCGAAAACGGATGACATTATGACAAACATCGCTAATTGGGCGATTGCGTTTGATGCCACCACCGAAGCCTTGCTTGAAAAGCATGGCATGACCACAATGACTGAACCACAGGCAACTCAGGCAATCACTGAGGCGTTCGGCGCAACACCTGTACAAGCCCCTACACCAGCACCAGCCCCACAGGCTTCCACTGGCGGTTTTCAGGTTCGCATCAAGGGTCAACAGCACGGTCCGATTCCAGCATGGTTGCACACAGAGTGCGCCAAAGTTGGTGTGAACGAAGTGTGGGACAACCGTGATGGTTTGTCAGCCAACCCTAAGCGTCCTTGGTTCAAAGCCGTTAATGGCGACAAGGCGTTTTGGGAACCACGAGCAAAGCGTTAAACCATAATGGCTCCTGATTACACGGAGCGATGGGCAAAGATTGGGCGGGGAGAAATTATCTCCCCGCCTGATTCTTTATCTACGCCAAAATACAACTATTATGCGCCATTGGTTAAGGCTGCCGATGATTATGTTCATTGGGCGCAAACACCAAACGAGCGTGTCTATTTGGGTTTCGCAGACATTGACGAACAGATGCGTGGCATCGCACCAAGCGAACTATGCCTGATTAACGGTTACTCGCATAGCGGTAAAACGCTGGCGTTGCTACAAATCCTAAGTGCGAACCGTAACAAGCGTGTCGTATATTTCTGTCCTGATGAACCACGCACACTGACACTCATAAAGTTGGCGTGTGTTGTGCATGGGGTGGATGCGAACCAGTTGGAACAACAGGTCGCAAACAATGACCGTGAAGCAATCAACCTGCTTAAAGAAACAGCAACAGAACATTTCCCAAACCTAGCGGTTTTTGACCAAACAGTTTCACTGTTGGACATGGAACGCTCATTGGCAGAAGTGTCCGATGTTATGGGTGAACCACAACTAATCGTTGTGGACTATTTGGAACTCATAACAGGTGCAGGTGAGGATGTTCCATCCAAGGCTAACGCAATCAAAGCGTTCGGTAAACGCCATAATAAACCTTTGCTAGTGTTGCATCAGTCGTCACGCACCGCTGGTGCTGACGGACGGAAAATGACTATCAGTTCAGGTGCGTATGGTGGTGAACAACAAGCAACACATATCATTGGTGTGCGCCGTAAACGGTTTGAAATTGAAGGTCACATTCGTGACTTGCAAGAGAAACTGGAACGGGCATCTAACACTGAAAAGATTATGGAAAAGATTGAATCTTTGCAGTATGAGTTGCGTATCCACATGGATACTTTGACCTTGAACCTTGTGAAGTGTAAGCGTCCTGCATCCGCATTGTTGGATGACATGGACTTTACGATTGAATATGGCACGGGTCGTTTGCATCGGTTGGACACTGGTGTGTTACCGTGGAAAGAACAACGACCTAGCGTGGACAATCCACTAGAACAATTAACTATCGCTGAAGCATTGGAGGACTGGTGATAACTGATATACGGGATTTCATAACCCTGTTTCGTGGCAGGGGTGATGTCTATGGGCATAACGAAGGTAAATGTGTGAAAGAACCATTGACTGAACTTGTGTTCCAAAACCATCTTGACGGGTCTGCACCTATTGGTGTGTATCCGCTTGTTCCACACATTGACAACTATTATGTTGCATGGGGTTGCGTTGATTATGACACAGCCGATGCACAGGAACATGCTGTTCGTTTGCATGATGCACTCATGGAAGCAGGCATTGTGTCATGGATAGAGAAGTCCCGTTCAAAAGGATTTCATGTTTGGGTATTCGCTGAACATGCTGTCCTCGCTGAGGATATGCGTAACATGTTGATGGTCGCATCACAGGTTGCAGAAACACCAACCACCGAAGTCAACCCTAAGCAGATTACTTTGAAAGCAGGTCAATATGGGAACTATGTACGGTTACCGTATCCGAATGTTGGTAATTACCAAACTGACAAGCAACGCATCTTTCATGCGAAAGATGTTGCGTGGGGCAAGTTCACCAATCCGTACAGTTTCAACGACTTCGTTGAAGCCGCTATGGCAACTAGGACTCCGCAGGAAACCATCCAGCGCATCGCATCCATGTATCAGCCACCCAAGCAAAAGGCAGTCGTAAACCATGATTATGTTTATGATGCAACTCTTGATGAGGCTATGCAGATACTTAGCCCGTTGGGCAAAGTCATTTGGCGTGACGGACCGTTAACAGGTAAAGACCGTTCATCCACACTGGCAAAACTAGGTCACGAAACTGTTCGCAGTGGGCTAAACCCTAGTCAAACCAAAATTGTGTTGATGACAGCGGACAAGCGTTGGGGCAAATATCATTTGCGCCACGATGGTGAACTAGAAATAGACAAACTCGTAGTTAGGGTACATTCGTGACAACCATACTCGCAATCCAAGGTGACGACTATTGTGCAATCGGTTCCGATTCACAATGGACCGATGATTATAACCGTGTCGGCAAAATGAACCAGCCCAAAGTAGTTACCGTAGGTAAATATTTGATTGGTGTCGCAGGTGATACCCGTGGAGCGAATGTTATTCAACATGCGTTCACACCACCAATTCTTCCCCCGAAACTACTTGGCGCAAAACTGGTTAAGTTTATGGTGTCACAGTTTGTCCCCGCCTACAAAGAATGTTTAGAAGCACATGGCGCAGGCAGACCACAATATGATGACCAGCCAGCACAGTCAGCAAACGAGATACTCGTTTGCGCTAACGGAACCGTGTTTCAAATTGATGAGGATTATGGAACCGAAACCGACACATGCAACCTGTATGCAATCGGTTCAGGCGCACACTACGGTCTAGGAGCATTACAGGCGTACACCGCTGGCAAGCGTGTCGTACAAGCAAATGCTAAACAGGTGTTGTTGAAATCATTAACGGTAGCCGCCAAGTTTGATAACGGTAGCGGCGCACCGTTCCACACCTTTATACAGACAGCGAAACCATAATGGCAGCAAAGCGTAAAAACAAAAAGAAACCGCACACCGTTTTCTTTCCAATCAAACCAACCCCAAAAGGGCGACCACGCATGACTCGTTATGGTCGTGTTTTTACGCCAAAAACCACATTGGAAGCAGAAGCATACATCGCACAAATATATGACGGTCCGCAGTATGAAGGCACAGTAAAAGTTGAATGTGTATTCACTCCGACAGGAACGACAGTAACATTAACTCCGATAGATGGTGAGCAATCCAAACTACGAGGCGACCTAGACAACTATGTGAAACTACTGATGGACGGTCTTAATGGTGTCGCATGGTTGGATGACAAACAGGTAACTGTTATTCAGGCGGAAAAACAATGACCAAAAACCAATCCGATTATGACATTCCAGCCCGCAAGTTTGACTTCCACCAAGACTTAAAGTTCGGTCAAAAAGGTGAAAAACTTGTAGAGGATTTCCTTGATGCGATGTCGTCAGGTTCTTTTGAAGTTAAAACAGACCGATACCGCAACGGGCGCATGGTCCTAGAGATGACTCATAACCCACGCAAGAAAATGGATGAGGAAGGTAAACCTTTATGGAAGCCCTCAGGGCTTGCCATAACGAAAGCAAAATGGTGGGTATATGTTTATACCTTGGATGGCTCCTTTGTAATCGTCAGCACAGACAGAATCAAACGGTATCTAAAGGTAAACAAGGAGCGATTTAATCCCAAAAAATATCACGGCTTCGCTATGGCATCCAGCAACCCATCCAAAGGATATTTGCTGGAACCTGAGGATGTGATGGACATGATGATTAACACAGCATACGATGAAGTACGAACCGACAACTAGAACAGGCAACACCGAAATAGAGTTGCTAATGCAACCATTCTCGGTACAGCACAAAGAAACAGATTGGGAATTAATTGAACTCATTCAGGAGATTCTGTCCACGCTGAGCGAGGCAGACCAAGAGGCATTACATGGAATATTTTATCAACGAAATACTTATCAGGAGTTGGCAAAAGAACTTGGCATCAAAGCCAAGTCACACGCATGGAGGAAGGTGGACTCTGCGTTGGCTAATCTAAAGAAAGCGTTAATCAAAGACGAAAGATTCGTAGAAATGATGGGAGAAACATATGGAATATAAAACTTGGGATTCCGCTGCCGATTATGTTCTAAACATAATGGAGGAAGCAGCACGGACAACAATGCCCGACCCGAAAGACTTTGACTCACATGAAACATTCCTGAGCAGGTGGGTACTGAAACTACAAGCAGGCGAATACGACAGTGACGACATCAACCTAGTGGTTGATGTTCTAAAGTCTGCTGGAGAACAATCTTTACAACACATGACATCAATGGGCATCCCATACAACCATAATGACATGCTGGAACTGTTGTGTCGCAAACAACACGACTACGGTCACGAGAACATCAACAACTTTGGTATTCTCGGTTTGGCTGTTCGTATGTGCGACAAGATTGCTAGAATTAAAAATCTGATTGGTCGTGGCTCCGAAGGAGTGAACGAACCATTAGAGGATTCATACCGTGACATTGTTGGCTACGCCACAATTGCAGTTATGTATCACGCTGGAACATTCCAATACAAACTAGAAAGGGACATCTAATGTCTTACGGAAAAAACGGAAAACCATACAGCATTGAAGGAACAGAATTCAATGTGGATGACAAGTTTGTTATAGCAACATTAATGGCTATCATCTATGCGTTGAAAGAAATAAACAAAGAATACCCATCCATTGATGCGGCTATAGAAAATTTGGCAGGAGAAATTTATGAGCAAATCAAAGAAGTTGAATCTAGTGGCGTTGAACGAACAACTGACCCATCTGCATGAAACATTGGTCGCTATGGGCGCACCAAAAACCGCAACTAGGCGTGTAGAGGATGTAGCCGTATCCGTAGCATGGTTGGAAAAACATAAGGCAACCCGTGAATGACGAGTTCAACCCTGATGACATGTCCGAACTGGAGGGCATCTTTGCTCAGATGATTGAGGATAACGAAACAGGTTTCGTTATGGAATTCATAATCAGCAAACTTTCCGCCAAAGAACTGCTCGGACATTGGGGTAAAGCATGTCAAGGCGACTCTGTTGCCTTGGCATTGTGTTTACATGAATTCGGAAAAATTATGGCAGAACTATCGGTTGCGTTGGCTTCGTAGATTTCTTTGCAACCTTCGGCAACTCTTTAGTTGGGGTCATACGACCAGCCTCAACTTCATTAGCCAACCATTCACGAATAGTTACAGCGTTACCCACTGCCTGCGACTCTTGTTGGTCAGGACCAACATAACGAATTGGGATACCAAACCAGTTAGCGATGTTACCCAACATACGCTCCTTGTATGAACCTTTACCGCCAGTTAAACCACCACTAACACGGTTCATTTGACCTAATGTTGGGAAAATGTTTTGTGCCGTGTACGGAACCTTCTCATTAATAACCAGCCCACCAGTCTTAGGGTCAATACCAACCAAAGCCTCGCCACCAACAATTTCAGCGATAGTAGCCAAAACATATTTGTCAACAACACCTTCAGCAGGAACTTTGCTGTCCTTGAACGGTCCAACATCAATACCCAACTGTCGTCCAGCAATAAATTCGGCAGGCAACTTAATCACAGGCGCAAGTTGACCAACCAACTTAGCAGGATTAGTAAACGACTCTAGTTGCTGTTGCAAACGAACCATAGGCAAATCAGGTGTCATAACCCACTGACCACCCTTCTTTGTCATTGGAACATCAAACGGCAAGAACGGAACATTCTTATCCTCTTGGTCAACACCAGCAATAGCAATCGGATTATATTCACTCAACCATGTTGGCATCAAAATATCTGCACCAACAGGTGACGCTTCAACAATACGATTATATGTGTTATACGCTGACGGATGAACCATGCGTTCAACCATCTGCAACGGAACATTTCGGCTAGTCCAAATCCAAAACGGAACAAACCTGCGAGCAGACTCATCAAAAGCACTCAGGTCACTATAATCAAAATGGTAGCGAACAATACGAGCCACACCCTCATCATATGTTTGTCCACGCTTCAAAGAGTCAATAGCCATAGGCAGACGAACAGCCCGTTCAACGAAATCGTTCTTACGAGCAATAAACTGTGTAGCCCTGTTGTTGATAATCTTTTCATTCAACTTGCCTCGCAACGCTACGCTTGCAAGGTCATCAGAAACACCACGACCTGAAGCCTCAGTCATTTTCCATGCTGTCTGAAACAGTTCACGCTCACTAGGGTCCAACTTGGACAAGAAACGCATCCAAGCATCCTCGCCCTTGCCAATGGCACGGGCGGCACGGAAACCCAAAACAATATTGTCACTACCAACACCAGCAACATAATTCATAAAGGTTGCCGACATACCGTTACGAACAAAGAACCCAATAGTTCCAGTCGCATAAGTTTTAAAGAACTGCACACTATAGTCGTATGCTTTCAAGAAATTGTTTTGATTAATCTTAGAACGCAACTTCTCCAAGTTTGGTTTCCAAACACTCATAATCTCATCAGGCATCATCACACCAAGATTCGTAATCTCAGTCCAACCATCCAAAGTGTCATCAACCAAACGACCAACCAAACCGCTTTTCATCAACTCTAGTTGACGCTCAATGTTCGGAATAGTTACACCCTCCAGCAACGCCAGTTGCGCCTCATCAGCATGTAACAGGTTCGTGATACGCTCATACGCTTGACGCACACTAGGGTCAACAATCGTGTCAATAGCATCCAAAGACCTAGAAACCTTTCTTGCCCAAGCAGCCGACTGCATAGCCGCCGCACCCTTAGGTGGGCGAGCAGTAACCAACAAATGCAAATCCTGAATATCCTTAGCAAGGACAGTACCGACAGTATTGTTCCAATCTTTCAGAACCCGTGCCTGATTCATCAACATCGGCAAACGCTCTTTATAATCCGCTACAGCATCAACCTTCGGACCACCCTTAGAACCAATCCTAGGAACACCCTCAGAACGATACACAGCATCAATCTCGGTTTCCAGTGAAGCCAACTTGCGTTCAAGTTGCGCCTCCATTTTGACCAACTGTTTCTGCGCCTGCTCACGAGTAACGGTTTGTTTAACGCCACCAATATTTATTTCAACCGTACCTGTCCGTGCTAATACTTCTTTAGCCTTTTCGGTTTTGGTCAGACGCTTAGAAGCGGCTGACTTGAAGCCACCTTTCTTTTTACCCAAAGAAGCCAACTCTGCTCGTGCATCCGCACTATTAAGTGCTGCTTTTTCAAGTTCAACGATTTCCTCCTCTTTAGCAGCCTTAGCCAAACTTGTTTGCAAACTGGCTTGCT